TGGATATCATTGAGGGTCGCAAGGCAGACCCGCGTTTTTATCCTGTGATCTTCGGTCTGCCGGATGAGGCTGACTGGACGGATGAAAAGAACTGGTATACAGCGAATCCCTCGCTGGGCTATACCATCTCCATCGATAAGGTGCGCGACGCCTTCCGGAAAGCGCAGGAGACGCCTGCAGATGAGAACATGTTCAGGCAGCTTCGCCTCAACCAGTGGGTCAAGCAGTCTGTTCGCTGGATGCCCATGGATAAGTGGGACGAGTGCGGCGGCGTGGTTGATCCATATGAGCTGGAAGGCCGCGAGTGCTATGCAGGGCTAGATCTCTCATCTACCAGCGACCTTACGACGCTGGTGCTGGTATTCCCGCCCAGGGACGAGACAGAGCCTTACATCGTCCTGCCTTTCTTCTGGCTTCCGGAGGAAACGCTGCCGCTACGCGTCCGTCGCGATCATGTAATGTATGATAAATGGGAACGACAGCAGTTCCTCAAGACTACCGAAGGCAATGTCGTTCATTATGGTTTCATCGAGCAGTTTATCATCAGTCTGGGCGAACGGTATAACATCCGCGAAATCGCTTATGACCGCTGGAACGCTACCATGATGGTGCAGGCTCTGGAGGATGACGGTTTTACGATGATTCCTTTCGGTCAGGGCTTCCGCGATATGTCTCCGCCCACCAAAGAACTGATGCGTATCGTGCTCGAGCGCAGGCTCAACCATGGAGGACATCCGATTCTCAGATGGAATATGGACAATGCCTATGTACGCACCGATCCGGCCGGAAATCTGAAAATCGATAAGGAACGCTCCACAGAAAAGGTGGACGGTGCGGTGGCGCTGGTCATGGCGCTGGACAGGGCAATGAAAAACCAGAATACAGGCAGCTCCGTTTATGATGAACGAGGGCTGCTTTTCATTTGAGGTGAAATATGCCCAGAAGTCCGAAACGCCCCTGCAGGTTTCCGGGATGCCCCAATCTGTGTGATCGTGGTGTTTATTGCAATGATCATTCTGATTATTCTGCTGATCGTTTGCGCGGAAGCGCAGCTGAACGTGGATACGACGGAAAATGGCGGAGCGCCAGAGCTAGATTTTTGCGCAAGTATCCGCTGTGCGTTAAGTGCCGTGAGAACGGAAAACTTACCCCGGCAACCGTAGTAGACCACATTATTCCGCATCGCGGCGATCCCGTTTTGTTCTGGGACGAAAACAACTGGCAGCCCCTTTGCAGAGACTGCCATGGCGAAAAGACTGGTATGGGTCTGTAAAATAAGAAAAAGGAGAACATCATGAAAAATCCATTTTCCGGGTTGTTCCGAGCGCGGGACGAACCCAAGACAACCGATGCGGTGAGCGCCGCGCAGCCCTTTTACTTCGGCACAAGCGGTTCCGGCAAATCCGTCACTGCACGGTCTGCTATTCAAGTATCAACCGTGTATGCCTGCGTCCGCGTCATTGCTGAAACGGTGGCCAGCCTGCCGCTACATGTGTACGAAGTAACTGAAAAAGGAAGCGTGAAGGCCCAGGAACATCCACTGTACAGACTGCTCCATGATGAGCCAAACAGTGAAATGACTTCTTTCGTATGGCGCGAAGCCATGCTGACGCATCTACTGCTGTGGGGCAATTCCTACAGTCAGATCATACGAAACGGCAGAGGTCAGATTCTCGGATTGTATCCGCTGCTTCCCGATCGCATGGAAGTGGATCGTGACAGCACGGGCGAGCTGATCTACACCTACTCGCTGACCAGTGGGCAGACAGTACGTCTTCGCCCGGAGGATGTGCTGCATATTCCCGGCCTTGGCTTTGATGGTGTTGTGGGCTACAGTCCCATCGCGCTGGAGAAGAATGCCATCGGCCTGGGTATTGCTGCAGAGGAATACGGCAGCAAGTTTTTCTCCAACGGAGCAACACCGTCCGGTGTCCTTACGCATCCGAATACGGTGAAAGACCCGAAGAAACTGCGTGAAAGCTGGAACGCTGCCTACGGTGGTTCTGCCAACTCCGGCAAGGTGGCCATCCTTGAAGAAAACATGAAGTTCGAGCGGATTTCCATGCCGAACAACGAAGCGCAGTTCCTTGAAACGCGCAAGTTCCAGGTGTCGGAGATCTGCCGCATTTACCGTGTTCCGCCGCATCTCATAGGCGACCTTGAGCATGCGACGTTTTCAAATATCGAACACCAGTCAATCTCGTTCGGCGTCCACACCATCCGTCCATGGCTGGTGCGCATTGAACAGGCGCTCAACCGTCAGCTCTTCCCCGAAAAGGAGAAGGGCTGTTTTTATGCTCAGTTCAACATGGACGGCCTGATGCGCGGCGACTACAAGAGCCGTATGGAAGGCTACGCCATCGCCCGTCAGAACGGCTGGATGAGCGCCAACGATATCCGTGAACTGGAGAACATGAACCCCATCCCTGACGAAGATGGCGGCAACGAGTATCTGGTAAACGGCAATATGATCCGAATCGCACAGGCGGCGCAGAATGTTGCTTCCAATGTACCTGCTGTCGCGCAGAACGGGGGTGATCAAAATGGAACATAAGAAACTTACCCTGGGCAGTCTTTTCGACGGGATCGGCGGTTTTCCGCTGGCAGGAAAGATGGCCGGAATCAAGCCCGTCTGGGCGTCTGAGATCGAGCCGTTTCCTATCCGTGTGACAGAGAAGCGGCTGCCCGAGGTAAAGCATTACGGGGATGTGCATGGGTTGAACGGCGGAGAAATGGAACCGGTAGATATTATCACTTTCGGCTCGCCCTGTCAGGATCTGTCCATTGCGGGCAGACGCGAGGGACTGTCCGGCAGCCGTTCCACACTCTTCTATGAGGCTGTGCGCATCATCCGGGAAATGAGGAAAAAAACCAATGGAAAATATCCACGATGGGCTGTGTGGGAAAACGTGCCGGGCGCCCTGTCCTCTCAGAATGGGCAGGACTTCCGCTGCGTCCTCGAAAGCCTCATCCGCATCAAAGCACCCGAAGCAGATGTTCCTCTGCCGGGTTCTGGAAAGTGGCTGCCAGCCGGAGAAATCCTGGGCGACCATTATTCTCTCGCCTGGCGAATCCTTGACGCAGCGCAGGGTTGGGGCGTCGCACAAAGACGGAAACGTATATTTGCTGTCCTCGATCTTGATGGACAGTGTGCCGGAAAGGTTCTCTTTGAGTCCGAAGGCATGTCAGGGTATACTCCGCCGTGCCGAGAAGCGAGGCAAGGAACTTCCGGAAGTACTGAGGCTGGCGCTGGAACGTCAGGCGAATGTGACGGAGTAAACCTTGCCGGAGGATTCTGCACGGAGCACAGCGCGGACAGCCGTGGTATCGGTTATGAGGATGAACGAGCGCCTACGCTTCGCGCAGGCGTCATCCCCGGCGTAGCCATTGAATTCAATCCTACTGACAGTCGGATTAAGATCCGGGAAGATGGCGTATGTCAGACGCTTCTTTCCCGCATGGGTACTGGCGGTAATCAGGTGCCGCTGGTCTTTGGCATCAGCGCAGATCAGAGCAACGCCATGCTTTCGGAAAATCCGCATGCCGGCATTTATGAAGCAGATACCAGCCGTACGCTGGACTGCAACGGTGGTTCGCCTGCCTGTAATCAGGGAGGCATGATCGTTGTGGAGCCTGTCGCATTCACGCAGAATCAGAGAGATGAAGTTCGTGAACTCGGAGGCCAGTCGGGTACCATCTCGGCCTCCCCAGGCACCCATCATCAGACGTATATCGCCCAGCAGAGAAATCCCAGCTATTGCATGACTACCGGCAACTTTACGCAGTTAGGCGAAGAAAAGACTCCGCCTATCATGGCGCGAGACTATAAAGACCCGCCCGTGATCGGCAAGGATGAACCGGTCTATTCGCTGGATCGAGCCTGTTTCAATGCCGGACAGAATGCGCAGTATCGGATGAATATCGGAGAAGAAAAGGCGCCGACACTGGTCGCGGAAGGCCCTTCTGCCGTTGCTGCGCCCACGGATTATCTGGTGCGCCGACTTACTCCCGGCGAGTGCTGCCGGCTTCAGGGATACCCGGATGGCTGGTGCGAAGATCTCGCCAGCATTGCTCCATCCAACAAGGAAACTGACCGCTGGGAAGCCATCTTCGAGGTGTGGCGCAACGCTATGGGCAATAAAACCAAGCCCAAAACCCGCCGCCAGGTAATCCGCTGGCTGCAGAATCCCCATACTGACTCGGCTGAGTATAAGGCATACGGAAACAGCGTCGCTGTGCCGTGTGTCTTTTTTGTTCTCGCGGGAATCGTGTGGG